GCTTTCGAGAAATGGGCTTCGGCATCGACATCTCTGAGCTCGATGACACCGAGCTGGTGTCGTTGATCGCCCAGGCGTCTGCCGTCGTGGACTCGTACTGCAACGTGCCCCGCATCCCCCAGAAGCATGACTTTCGCGGCGGGACCATCACGGGCGAGCAGCACAGGTGGCGCTACCCGCAGAGCCCCTTCGAGATCGGGCAGAGGAAGTACTACCCGTTCCACTGGCCGATCCTCGAGATCCAGCAGTTCCGCATCTACGTCACGAACACCCAGTACGTCGAGATCGCACCCTCGGCCATGCTCATCAACAACAGCGAGCGGTACTGGGAGATCGTGTCCCTGGCCCTCACCGGGGTGGGCCTGTTCAACGCCCTGATCATCCCCAACGTGGGCCTGGCGGATCCCATCGCCAAGAGCACCTACACCTACGGCTGGGACTTCACGGTCGAGGACGATGAACTCACCTGTTCCGACGGTCAGACCTGGCGTGCCCAGAACCAGTACTGGTTCACCGATACCAATCGCGCCCCGGTGATCAAGAAGAACGGGACTGTCGTGACCAGCGGCTACACGGTGGACGCCACCGAGGGCACGGTCGTCTTCACCGACAACCTCCTCGCGACGGACTCGGCCACCGCGACCTACCACCACAAGCTGCCGTCCGACATCCAGTACGGGACGGGCCACATCGTCGCCCACCTCCACGGCGAGGCGGAGCTCCACGCCAGGGGCATGGCCCACCTGACCATGATCAAGGTGGCCGAGGTGACGATGGAGCGGGACCTCCGCAGGGGCAACCCGGCTGGGCTCATCGCGAACCTTGACACCCTCGTCCCCGAGGCCGCGCTGTTGCTCGGGGCCTACCGGAACGACCACATCACGGTTCGATAGAGATGCCCAAGCAGGACCGTCTCCTCACCGAGAACCAGATGAAGCGGGTCCAGGACGTGGCCCTGCTCGGGATGATCACGCCGATGGTCATCGAGCGCCGGTCCGAGGGACCGATCCCTGCCGGCGGCGACTACGGCGACGACTTCCTCTCCTACACGACAACGAACGAGAGCCGTCGTACCAACGTCAATGGCTGGTTCCACTCGACGCCCACCCCCGTACAGGAGGTGGACATGGGCCAGATCGTGACCGTCAACACCTACCGCCTGTTCCTCCCGGTGGGGACGGACATCAGGGTCGGGGATCACGTCCACGTCGCCACCAACCCCACGGACGACTACACGGTCTCCGACACCACGGGAGAGGGGACCTGGCTTCCGCTGCTGACGTGCAGCCTGCGGAAGAAGGAATGACGTGATCGACTTCGAGGCCATCGCCCAGGCGATCTTCGACAACGCCGTGGCAGCCCTCGGAGAGGGAGCGGTGATCGTCGAGGGACGGGCCAAGGCTCGAGCTCGGGTCCGCAACCTCTTCGGGATCGAGCACGAGGACGTGCCCAACAAGTACATCGGGAACACCGAGGCCCTGCGCGAGGCCCGTGGGGGCGAGATCGGGGCTGACGAGAGGATGGTCGTAGGCAAGGCCCCGACACACCTGAAGGCCGGAGGCTTCCGCTCCAACCAGAGGCGCAACTGGCGACACCGCCGGCTGGCAATGGCGGAGCGGGGCCTGGCCGACTACAAGGCCGGTATCCACGAGAAGCCAGCCCTGGACCGACATGGCGCGAGCGAGGTAAAGACCAAGCGGGCGCTGTTCGTCGGCAGCACGAAGGTTGGCAAGGGTATCGGAGCCAGCATCGGCGGTCGTCTGCGCGGGGAAATCTACGCAGAGGCACCGTCGGTGTCCGGTCTGCAAGCAGAGTCGTGGGTCATCTCCCCGACGGAATACGCGAAGTACATGGAGTTCGGCACGCGCCACAACCGTGCCTTCCCCTTCCTCCGCCCTGCCGCCGAAGAGAGCCGTGAAGAGATCGTCGGGCTCATCGCCGACGCCGTGAGGGAGGCCTCCCGCACCGGGGGTTCCAGCATGGACATCGAGATCGTGGTGCGGCTGTGAAAGGGGATAGATGATGGCGCTCGCCACCAGCGCCCCTGTCAAGCGGGCGGTCGTGCAGACGCTCCGTGCGTCACCGTCCCTCGTGTCCGCCATCGCAGGCGGCATTCACGAGGGGATCGCCCCCCGCAAGGTCCGATACCCGTTCATCGTCTACCAGCTCGTCTCAGCGCCGTACCGACGGCAGTGGGGCGGGGTGATCCTGGAGACGCTGTTCGATGTGTCGGTCTTCGCGGAGAACCCCGTCGATGCCAACAACATCGACGCGCTCATCACGACTGCACTCAACGAGGCTGTGCTGGTGATGGATGAGCAGGACAGCATGCTGTGCCGAAGAGTCGCGGATCTGCCGACGGGGCCAGACATCGACTCTGAGGGCAAGCGCATCTACCAGGTCGGAGGCACGTACTCCGTCTGGGCTCACCAGACACTGTGAGGTGACCCGGTGAGCAAGCTTCACGGCAAGAACGGCGCGATCTACATCAACGGCACCAAGGTCACCAACAAGACCGAGTGGACCCTCTCGATGGCTCGCGAGTACGCCGACGTTTCCACGTTCCGTGACAGGAACAAGGTGGCGGCGGCAGGGCTCATGGACATCAACGGGTCCTTCGCGGGCTTGCTGGATACGGACGGCGATGCGTTGGTCACCAGCAACAACGGCACCGCATGCACGGTGTCGCTGTATGCGGAGGACAACGTGACGCTGGTCGCTTCGGGGCCTGCGTTCGTGGATGCAGCCGTGACTGTCTCCATCACCGATGCCGTCCGGGTCACTGGCACCTTCAAGGCTGCCGGAGCCTGGTCGATCACCGGACTCACGTAAGGAAAGGAATGCCCCGTGGCACAGGCTGGAACTGCCCTTCATGGCAAGGCAGGAGCGATCTATCTCGGTGGCCCCAAGGGCACCGGGACGAAGCTCGTCAACAAGACCGAGTGGACCCTCAACCTCAACCGTGACTATGTCGATAGCACGGTCTTCGGGGACACGAACAAGACCTACCTGGTCGGCCTCAAGGATGTCCAGGGGACGTTTGCGGGCCTGCTCGCCATCGCTGGCGATGCCCAGGTCAACGCCGCCAACAGCGACATCGTCAACATCTACCTCTACGGCGACGACGGCACGAACGGCGGCTCCACGCTGCTGATCGCATCGGGCCCCGGCCTGATGGACGCCTCGATCACCGCGAGCAACACCGACGCGATCAAGACGACCGGCAACTTCCGCGCTGCCGGCGCTTGGGCCGTCTTCAGCTCGGGCACCCTGGGCGCGTAGAGGCAGATCCCCCCTCGTAACATCCGAGAACTCCTGGCGGAGGCGGAAACAAGGCCCTCCCGGCTGCTGCCTCCGCCCTGGGTTCTGGAAAGGATGGCGAATGGGTTACTTGTTCAAGGTCATCCGGTCGGGCGTACAGAAGCCCGCCGGCCTCGTGGAGATCCCGTTCCTTGGAGCCAAGGTCGGGGAACTCTCGAGTTGGAACCTTCAGCGGCGTGGCGATCAAGACCCGGAAGCGAGTCTCTACGATCTCCACGCCGTCTTTTCATTCGTGAGCGAGGCCCTCTGGAACGACGACGAGTACCAGAAGACGATCCTGCTCAACCTCTCGCCAAGCAAGCAGTACAGGGTCCTTCAAGAGTCGGGCATGAGAACGGTCCTGTCCGAACGGGTCCTACTGATGGAAGGAGTCACCATTCATGACACGCGCCGCTAGCTCCCTGACACCCGCCTTCCTCGAGGAGGAGGTCATCGTCCGTGGCACCACGTTCAAGCTTCGTGAGTTGTCCATCGGGGACTACGACGAGCTGGTGAAGAAGGCCACGTCCAAGGTCCAGAACCCGCTCTCGGGGGAGGAGGTCGAGACCATCGACAACAGCCTCTTGCTGAAGCTGATGGTCCTGAAGTGCTCCTTCGACCCGAAGCTCACGCCCGAGAGCCTGGCCGGCCTTCCCATGCGGGTGGTCCTCAAGCTGAACCAGACCGTCAACCGGATGCACTACGGTGACGAGCCCGCCGAGGAGAAGAAGGCAGTCGAGGAGGGTGAGCCGGCAAAGGGGGAAGGCTGACCACCCGTGACCTCATCTTCCGCATCGCGAGGCGGTACGGGAAGTGGCCTCACGAGGTGGCGCAACTCCCTTTTCACTACTACCTCGCCTTGCGCGAGGACTGGATCAAGAGCAACACCGCCGCTCCGTCCTCCGACGACGACGGCGGAAGCGGGTTCGTGGAACCCGTCGATGATGTCCTGGGGACGTATGACGCTAAGTCTCTCGTAGGGGAGATGGTGTAACACCGGAGAAGGGCTGATGGCAGACGAGGTCAGCTCCATCGGGGTACGCCTCACGCTCGACGCATCAGGGTTCACCACCCCGATGCAGGAAGCCACTGGGGCGCTGAACACATTCCAGAAGCAGGCTGCACGGGCAGCCTCTGGGGTGGGCCAGACAAGGGCCGGCGGCGGGGCAGCCAAGAGCTCCGCCGCATCTCCGGCTGCCCAGAACCTGACCGGCGTCAACGTCTCCCTCGCGATCACGCCCCAGTCCCTCACCAAGCTTCGCGGTGAGGTGACCAGGGGCCTCGGCGTGATCCCCGTCACGATCACGCCCCAGTTCGCCACGTCCGGCAAGTGGTCGATCCAGAACATCATGGGCTCGATGCTGTCGATGCAGTACGGCGTCTCCCAGACCCGTGGCTCGCAGCTCTCCAAGAAGGCCATCGAGGATGCCCTCGGGCCTCTCCCGAAGAAAGCCCACGGCGGTCCCGTCCAGCAGGGTCGTCCCATCGTCGTCGGTGAGCGGCGGGCGGAGGTCTTCGTCCCCCAGAGCCATGGCCGGATCGAGTCCAGCTCCCGCGAGTTCGTCCGCCAGCAGGAGCATTCCCGCCGCTTCGAGATGGAGCTCGCCACCCTCGAGCAGGCTGCCCAGAAGCGTCACGAACGCGAGCTTCACCGCATCCGTGGCGGCGGCGTCCGACGCCGGACCCC